TTATTAATGACAGTAGAGCCTTAACAAACATTGCAAGTGTGGATGCTGCCACAGTAACTGCGCTTGGTAATGCTGGTGTGGGTGGTGGTGCTACAAGTCTTATTACTGACTGGACTAGTATTCCAGCATCCACCACTTGGACAGTATCTTTTCCATCAGGATATGATGTTATAAGCATATTCTGCCAAAATATGGCAATTTCAAGTTCATCTAGTGCAACAGACCTAGTGTTCAGGCTTGGTTCTGAAACAGGAAATAAGTACTATTACGGAAGGAGTAATGCTGCTAGCACATCGCAAAACAATAGAGTTCCATTTGGTGGCGGCGGCGGTACTGGTTATTCCTATCCATCATATCACCAAGGAAAACTAAATATATACTGGCCCCGTGACGGAAGTAGACAGACACAATTTGAAATACACAATGAAACATTCATTGACTACGGCGGCGGCAGTTATGGCCCAGGTTACTACAATGACCAAAATGGCTTTGTACAAGGCAACGCTTCACATACCAGCATGTACTTCTACGAATATTCAGGTAATTCATACGCATCAGGTGGGGCATATGCAGTATACGGAGTGAACTTATAATGCCGATTATACATATAGATAACGTAGAGACTGAGATTTCTCAGGAACAGTATGACGCAATGTTCGTGCAAACCCCACCAACAGAAGCAATGTCACGTCAAAGACGCAACGACTTGTTAGCAGAAACAGATTGGTGGGCTGTAGCTGACCGCACGATGACCCAAGCTGAGATAGATTATCGTCAGGCTTTGCGTGATGTACCAGCACAAGCAGGGTTTCCTGAGAACGTAACTTGGCCAACTAAACCTGAGTGATAGCAATGGATAAAAGAACAGTGGCATCAGCACATGACCGTATTGACGCTCTTGAAAAAGAAGTCGTTGCAATCAAGACTGAAATCAAAATCCAGTTTAAGGATTTGTTTGGTCGCGTGAAGCGTATTGAAAGCCTAATGCTTGGTGCTGCTGGCTCTATTATCGTGTTGCTTTTCACGATCCTGAGTAAGATGTGATAGGCTGATGCCTATCCTTGAAAGCATAGCTGCTGCATCTGCTGCTTATGAAGTAATTAAGACAGCTATCAATCAAGGTCGTGAAGGCGCAGGGCTTATTGGTGCTGTCGGCAAATTTCTCAGCGCAGAAGAAGACATAAAAGACGCTGTTCAAAAGAAAAAGAACAGCCCATTAACCGCAATCACTGGTGGTGAAGAAGGTGATTGGGAAGAGTTCCAAGCGCTAGAGCAGATACGCGAGCAGCGCAAGGAATTAGAAAGCTACATCCGATTATATGGTAAAGCTGGCCAGTGGGATCGGTGGGTTCAATGGCAAGCAGAAGCCAGAAGACAACGCGCTGCCGCCAAAAAAGCTGCGGCCTTGCGGCGCGAAGAACAGATTGAACAGATACAGGTAGCAACTGGCATTGTCCTGGCAATCACCGCTGTTGTTGTTTGTGTATATTATCTAGGCGTTTACTTGGAAAAGTGGTAAAGTATACGGTGTATGATGCTGATGGTACGATTGTTATCATCACATCAAACAAACGAATAGCGGAGTTCTACAATGAACGAATACGATCTAAACGGAAACGGAAAAATAGATCCAGACGAACGCGAAATAATGCTAGAGGATCGTCGGCGTAAGATGGAAGATGCGGATGCCAAGCGCGACGCACAGAGGCGCATGACTTGGTTTGCTTTGTCTGGTATGCTGGCTTATCCTTTCGCTATCCTGATGGCCTCTCTGCTAGGCTACAGTGACGCTGCTTCTCTTATTGCAGACATAGCCACGGTGTATGTTGTCGCTGCCTCTGGTGTGGTGGCTGCGTATTTTGGATTTAACGCTATGGAGGCTACGAAATGATACAAGCACTGATAGGCCCATTGACTGAGCTTGCGGGTGGTTGGCTCAAGGGTAAGGCTGATGCGCAAGCGGCGGCTGCCAATTTAAAGCTAGTTGAAGCCGAGACCAAGGCAACGATCATGAAGAACGCCGCTACCAGCGAAAGTGATTGGGAGCGCCTGATGGCGCAAGGTTCGCAGAACAGTTGGAAAGATGAATGGCTGACAATACTGTTTAGCGTACCATTAATCCTGTCTTTCTGTGGTGAGTGGGGCCGCAAGATAACCGAGGATGGTTTTGCCGCACTGCAAACTATGCCCGACTGGTATCAGTACACAGTGGGTGTGATCGTTGCTGCAAGCTTTGGTATTCGGTCTGCTACTAAATTTTTTGGAGGAAAAAAATGAGTTACAAGCTAGGACAGCGTAGCCTTGAGCGCTTAGAAGGCGTTGATGAACGGCTGCAAACTGTTGTTCGTGCGGCCATTGGCCAAAGCAAACAAGACTTCTCTGTTGTCTGTGGGCTAAGAACCATCGAGGAACAGCGCAAGCTAGTTGCCAAGGGTGCTTCTCAAACCATGAAGTCAAAACACATTGACGGATTGGCTGTTGATCTTGCAGCGTATGAAGATGGTATCCGTTGGGAATTAAATCTTTATGACGAGATTGCAGATGCAATGAAGGCTGCCGCGATTGATTGTGGCGTAGCGTTGCGCTGGGGTGCTGCATGGCACATCAATGACATCCGCGAGTGGGAAGGTACTATGGAGGAGGCAATGAACGCCTACGTTGATCTCCGTCGCTCTCAGGGCAAGCGCCCATTTATTGATGCTCCTCATTTTGAACTGATGGTGTAAGAAATGAAACAAGGACTATACGCAAACATCCATGCAAAGCGTAAACGCATTGCGGAAGGATCTGGCGAGAAGATGCGCAAGCCAGGTGAGGTTGGCGCACCTACATCAAAGGCATTTAAAGACAGCGAAAAAACTGCTAAAAAGAAACCTAAGTCAATGATGAGTAGGTAATGACATGGCTACGAAAGAAACATACAGACAGCCAAGCGGCGCGGCCCAAGCTGGTTCAATTCAAGACTGGGAAAAATTAAAAGCTCGGCTTGAAACTGATTACGAAAATCTAGGCGCAAAAAAGTTTGAAGAGAAGCATGGCAATAGTTATAGATCAATGCTTACAAAAGTTAATGATGCTTTGAAAGACGCGACATTTAAAGGCCGCGCCCAAAGAAACCCTGAAGGCTATGCTGATCAAAAAGAAAGAAGATTTGAAGGCCGCGCCCAAAGAAACTTTGAAGGCTATGCTGATCAAAAAGAAAGAAGATTTGAAGGACGTGCCCAAAGAAAACCTGAAGGCTATGCTGATCAGAAGGGTCGCAATAAGTCAATGATGAGTAGGTAGGCCAATGACCGACATCGAAGCCAGATATAGCTGGCAGCTACACAAAGAAACGCCGTTCCAAATGCGAGCGGCAATGGGGCATATCACCAATGGTACGCCTGTCTTTGTGTACGGTAATAACCCAGACGTGCAGAACGTAGAAGAAACTGTGTGGTATCATGGCGGGTTGTATCAATACCCTGCCTCGGCAATTCAGATGAGCGTGTCAAGCAACGACGCAGCGGCAACCTGTCAGGTAATGATTAACGGGTTGGATGCAAACTATCTGCCGATCAATGAGATTGTCACGCTGACTGGGCAGACAGCAGTAACAACAGCAAACAGTTATCTGCGCATACAGAATGCCTACGTCCTAGCCAATCCTATCACTGGCAATATTTATATCGGCACTGGGACAGTCACGGATGGCGTACCTGCCACAGTATACGAGCGGATCTTTGACGGCCACAACCGCACGGAAAGCGGACGCTATACCGTACCAGCAGGTCGGACATTCTATGTAACGCACGGCACAATCTCGCACGGGTCTGACAGCTTGAACGCATTTATTACTGGGCGGCTGTGGTATCGTCTGTTCGGATTGCCTTTCCAAACTGCCGCGACGGTAAACCTAAACAACAAGTTTATTGATTTCTGGTTTGATTTTCCCTTGGCACTGCCAGAGAAAACAGATCTTGAAACACGAGCAATATGTTCCAAGCAACAGATCAACGCAGTCAGCACGTCCTTTGAGGGGCTGCTTATTACAGAGGATCAATGATGCCTAAGAAGCTACACGCCAAGCTAGAGAAGCAAGCCAAGAAAGCAGGTCTGACAGGTGAGCGCAAGGATGCGTATGTGTATGGCACGATGCGCAAGATTGAGCAGCCGAAAAAGAAATCAATGATGAACGCGAAAGGTTAGGCCATGCCAAATCAATCATCAAAATTATCTGATAATGTAAAGGCTCGTTACACAAAAGCCGTCAAACAGTTCCAGAGAAAGTATCCTGATGTTGGTGAACGTATGACCGATGAGCAGGTGCAGGATGAATTTGACGTTGGTGAGTTTCAAGCAAAAGCAATCCGCACTGCAATCAATACGCGCCGTGAGATTGCAGATGAACGCGCAAAGAAAGAGCCTGAGTATAAGAAGCTTACATCCATGATGAACAAGTATGCGAATGCTGTGTCTCGCATGAACACGCCCTAAAGATCAGGCCTCGGCTTCGGCCTGATGCTGCTGCTTGCCTGATTGGTTGGCTCACAGACCATGTCGCCAGGGTAGTCCATGTGCTGGCTCATTAGATCTGAACATGCTTGCGCACTGGTGGTCACAATGCTGTGTGATATTTCTCCGTTCACAAAGAAAATCAGTATTGTAAAGAATGTCATGGTTCATTAAACCTTTCTTTCGAGGGGCATTTCTTTTGCCGCTGGTGATTGAGTGACGTGTCCATACTTGCGCTATAGTCCGATGCTTCACGGCCCCTCACGATTACCTCATAAGAACACCGCATAGACAAATGCAGACAAGGCAACGCCGATTGCAAAGCCTGTCAATAGTACGAAATACATCTTTATTTCATACGACTTTAATTGGATTACCAGATCCTCGACGTAGCCACGCAGCCGCTCGTGCCGCTTGAGCAGGTTGTCATAGTCTCGCTGCAAAATTTCCAGTTGATCTTTTGTGTTGTCCATCTTAATCTCCATTGTGCAAGGCCACCTTAACCTCATTTTTTTACTGAAAGGAATGGCGTTAAATTGTGTTGTGATTGGCACGGCCTTGCACATCACCTTTTTGGCTTTAGCCCACGACGTGGCAGTTTGAACTTGGCAATGTCGTCCTTAATTTTTCCCTCATCCAAGTACAGTGCCCCGGCAATCTCATCGACAAGTAAGCCAAGGGCCAACAGATTGTTTATGATGCAAGCGCGTTGTGGGATCACCCGTGCGCCCTGTGGATGACGCTTTGCCGCTGC